CGCTTGACAACTGACTTGCTAAGTTTCTCGATGCAACTTGTGTGCCAAATTGATCTACAGTTTTATCAAAATCTTTTTTAAACTGTTTACCAGTTTCAGAATCAAGAAAATTAAAACCAAATGTTTGATTAACTGGTGTAATTTCTGTTGTTCTTGCAGCCCTTTGAGCAGCACTAACTTGAGTTATTGAAACCTGTTGTGTATATTTTCCTAATGCCTCAAGTTTTGATGTTGTCATAGACATTGCTTTTGCTTGTTCTTGACCGTCTAAAATTGATTGCTTAATTGCGTTAGACTGCATTTTATAGATAGCAACTAAACCAACAACGGATGCAATAAGCATTTTCATAGGACTATTAAGAAGAGGCAATAAAGATCCAAGTGCTGTTATTCCCATCAACAAACCCATATTTTGGCCAGCAAAACTATCTGGCTTACTCATTCCATACATCATCCCCATGGATCCAGCCATGCTTAACGCCATAGAAGGACCCATCATTGCCTGTGTTCTTTGCATCCTATTATTTTGTCTATAATTTGTTTTTTCTTGATAACTTAGTGGTCTTCCAGTTTCTGGATCAACATCTGGCACTTTTCCAAAACCTCTAAAGTATCCGCCAACACCTTGTGTCTTTTTTAGTTTTTTCTGTTCATTTGCAATTTGTTTTGCAGTTTTAGAAGATGTTTGTGTAGTATCAGTACCATCTTGTACTGCTGCAGTATTTGCAGCAACAGTATTGTTAAGTGCCATAAACGGCTGGGCTAGGGTTGGCGGAACCCCTCTTGCTGCTGCGTTTCTTTCCATCGAAGTCATAGGGGTTGGACCAGAATTTGCTGCTCTGTCTACTGCGCTTGTAATTCTTCTAGCGATACCTCCCAAAATTCCAGACCTGGTAGTTGCGTCTGCAACTTTGCCTGATATCTTATCTGCTAGTATGTCACCTCTTGATTTAGGAGCGTTTGAAGGAGTGTCCCACGGATCATCTATTCCAGTACGTCCAGTGCCAAATCCAGGAACCTTATCTGCAATGATAGATCTAATTAATGGTCTATATTTTTCTGACTCTGCCGTTGGAATTACCGCTTCGCCTGGAGACAACATTGCAGGGACTACATCGCCAGCACCCTTTGGGCCAGGGACAGAGAATACGCCATTTTCATATTTTTTAACTTGTCCACCCATCTTTAATCCAAGATCGGTATCTTTTATAGCATAATTGTTATAAAATCCTTGTTGATTTCTATATTTTAAGGCTTCTAAAGTTCCTTGAAGAGTTGGGGCTAGTGGACCTTGAGTTTTTAGTAACTCTATGGCCTTAATAACATTCTCTGCTTCTGCTTGTGTTGTAGGATGTGGAGTATTTTTTGGAAGCCTTGCTCCTGATCTTGTCAAATAGTTCATTCCAAAATTAACCAAAGACGTGTCTCTTAATATCTTTTCTCTTGCCCAATCAGAAACTTTACGATTCCTTCCAGCAGAAATAATATGAGATGGAGAAACAACAAAACTATTATTTGCTTGTAATGTATCAAAAACTTCTTTTGGAAGAACTGATCTTAAGTGATCTTTTTCTCTGTCAAAAAATTGTTGTAGTGCTCTAACTTTTGGTTTGTCTACAGATCGTCCCCAACGACCTCTGGCTTCACTTACTCCAGTAACTCTTACACGAGATTTTCCTGCAGATCCAGCCTGTCCTAAAACGTTAAGTGGTGTTAATGGTTTACCTTGTTTATATTTTTTAAATAATCTATGAATTAGATATTCTTCTGGAGACATCTCTGGTCTTGCTCCACGTTTTTGAATTCTGCCTTGTTGAACTAAATCATCATAAAGTCTATCAAATCCTCCCTTACTTGTTTTAGCAATTTTAAATTTTTGACCTGTAGTTGGATCTGAAATAATTAAAGATTTTGGATCTGAGGGATCTTCTTGCCAAGGAATCTTTTTAAAGGTAGGCTTTGAAGGAACTAGTCTAGATGCAGAAACTCTTGAGCCTAATCCTGTAAAACCAGACAAAGAAAAACCATCTGATGGCACAACTCCCAATCTTGTTTTTGGCATCACTGATTGCATCATTCTTGAGAGTAGTCCACCAGTAAACATCCTTGGAATACCGTTCTTAAATACTGGACCACCGCCAGCAAATTTGCGAGCATTTAAAGCCTCAAATGTTTCAACTCCATAAGTATCTACAGCCTTTGCATTTACGACATATTCTCCATCAGACAAGTATGCTGGTATGGAGTCTGATGTTGAAGTTCCTGGCCCACTTACCTCACCGCCACCAGCACGACGAATTGGCGGAACACCTTTTCCAGGAACAAAGAGTCCTGGATTAGCCATTGAAAAGTTTCTCATTGCATTTGTTGCAGTGCCATACTGAGCAATCAGTGCTCCAAGTGCTGTTGATTCTATTTTATATGCTGCAGAAAGTCTATCGTGTGTAGAATATAAAGCATTTGTAACAGATATATTTTCTAATTCTTCTTGTGTTAAATATTGTGTTTTTAAAGCAGCATCAGAAGATCCATACGCTAATTGCTGATATCCTTTACGAAGTAAGTTAAATCCTTTCATAACATTAGCCATAGCATTAGCCATTAAACCAAATGTCATTAGGAATATAGGTCCCAATCCACCCACAATACCGCCAATTACTGCTATTGCTTTTTTAACACCATCTGGTAATTTATTAAATCTTTCTGCCATTTTTGTTATAAATTCAATAACGGGAGTTAGAGTTTTAGCAAAGACTTCTCCGACTGGAGCAATTGCAGCCTTTAGTCTTTCTACTGCACCAACAAACTTGTTCATTGAAGAATTTGCCTGAACACCCAATTCTCGCTCTGCTAAAATACCAAGTTCTTCTACAGATGAATTTGCTAATTGAAGAACTCTTGCAGCCTGAGTTCCATCTTTTGTAACGTTATTTAAAAGTGCTGAAATACGAGCAAATTGATATTTACCAAATACGTCTTCAATAACTCTTGTTTTTTGCAAATCTGTTAATGGTTCTAGCGCTTGAGCAAAACCAACTACAATATTTCTTAGATTTCCTTGATTTGCTTCTACAATTCCTCTTATATTAACTCCAACTTTTGCTGCTGCTTCTGCTGCCTTATTGCTTGGGTTAATCAAGGAACCAAGACCAGACTTAAGTGCGTTAGCACCTTGTGCTGCGCTAATACCACCTTCTTGCATAGCAGCCATAAAAAATGCTAGATCTTTAACGTCTCCACCTAGTTGCTGAACAACTGGGGCTACTCTTGGAATTGCTTCTGTTAAATCTTCTAAAGCAACAACTGTTTGGTTTTCTACTGCGTTTAAAAAGTTAATTGTTTGATCTAAATCTTCTGCTCCAATTTGAAAAGCATTCTTTAATGCAATTGTAGTTTCTAATGCTTTTTCTTGTGTAACTCCACCAAGAACTGCAAGTCTATTTGTTTGCTCTACAATCTGTTCTAACTGTTTTCCAGAATTACCCGCAGCAGCAGCATCGGCTGCCATCTTGATTGTATCTGCGACCTTTACACCATACTTAGTGTATTCATCAGCCAAGGCTCTAATATTTTTTAATGCTAAGTCTGTTTGACCAGGATCAGTAAAAATATCTCCATAAACTTTTTTAAATCTAATTGTCTGAGTTTCTATTTCTTTAAATACTCTGATTGCCTGTGCTCCAAATAGCATTAATGGAACTGTAAAACCAACCATTAATTGACGACCAGCCCACTGAGTATTCTTACCAAAATTTAAAAGTTTGGTTGATCCATCATCAAGTAATTTGTTAAATATTTGCTGGCGTTGAGTCGCCATCATTAGTTGAGTGGTTACATCTCTATAGTTTAATGCCTTTGGTGTAAACTTAAGGGCGTTCATTGCACCCTGAGCATCACGACCTAATTGGACGTATTGTTGTTGTAAAGTCTTTACACGTTTCTGAACTAACTTAGATACGGTATCAAATTCACTACCAAAAACTCTACCAAATGTTTTAGTAGATGCCATTCCATAACGGAAGTATTCTTTTAATGATAATTTAGATCTGTCTAAACTATTAGCAAACTGCTCTGATGCAGTGCTCATTCTAGTCATGGACGCTGTCCACTGACCAGTTGCGTTTACATTATGAAGTAATCCTTGTGCATATTTAGACTGGGCCTGGGCTGCAGTTTTTGTTCCTACAACAAGAGCACGGTTAAGAGCAGTTAATTCTTTTTCGAGGGCACGTAGTTGTGCCATAGCCGAAGAAGTATCAACATTAATAAAAATGTTGCTATTTACATCTCCTGCCATTAACCGCCTCCTGTATTAATTTTTTTACTGCTGTGCTAAAGCGAGAAGTGCTGTATCTGAAAGATTCACTCCTGATGCTGCTTCAACAACTTGATAGACCGTTGGTAAATCCAACACGTCTTCCAGTTTAGAAAGATCTTCTGCCAATTCTGGCTTGTATTGTTGCATAGCGATCTGAACACACTCGATAAGCAAAGTCATAGACTTGTCATTATCTTCTTGAACTTCTGCCAATCCTTCAAACTTCTTCATAAATTGACGAAGCAGTGATATTTTAAGTGGTCTGATTTTAATTTTTGTGCCATCAATAAGAGTAATTTCTTTCTCTTCTTGCACGGTTGTAGCCATTTCTCCTCCTTAAGGTAGTGAAATAATTATACCATAGCGAGGTTTTATTTTTTAGTTAAATCTTCATAGTCTAGGCCCATACCAATACCGAATCCAGCCTTTTGTGCATTTGCCCCCTGCAAGGCCAAAACATCTTTAGAATTTGCTGCTTTACCTTTGCTAAATACTCTAGCCTTCATTTCTTCCCAGGCATTTTGTTTACCGCTTTCTTTGTCCAGATCTACGCCCTGAATGGCTGCCAAAAACTTTTTATTTTGATAATCTATTTCTCTTTTTATTTTTAAAGTAGATGTTAATTCTGGCATAGACATAGACGATTCTAGTTCTTCATAGTCCTTCCATATTCCTAGAAGAAACACTTCGGATTCTAATTCTGCTAAATCTAGTTCTTCCCAAGTGGCCCCTCCTTTTGTTGCCTGATCCTTTACAGACTCATCGGATTTTTCATTGATACTAACTCCTCCAGCATATTCTAATATTTTATATATAGTGGGAAGATCTATTGCATTCTCTAACTCTTCTTGTGTTTTTATTTTAGGATGAAACTGTCTCATCATTATTGTTACACAAGAACATAATGCATCAATTGCCTCATGATCATTTTTAGCATTTCTTACTCTTTCAAACTCTTTCATAAAAAGTTTAAGATATTTTATTTTTAAAGGGGTCACATATATTTCTGATCCATCGACTAAAGTAACAATTATACTATCGTAAATTTGAGTAGGCATGAATCCATTATACCAAAAACAGAAAAGCCCAACCTTTTGGGCTGGGCCATCTGTATTATTAAGTTGTATTATAGAGAACGATCTACGATTTTACCGTAAGATGCGTTGTCATTTGGTAGTAGACGGAATGAAACTTCAAACATTGTTGCCTCATCACGCTTTGCTCCAACAGTTACGCTCTCGATTGAGAGTGCACGATATGCAACATAAATTCTTTCAATAGAATCTGAGTCTGCACAATCGCCAGTTCCTGGACCTACTGCAACCAAACCACGCTCTACTGGACATTCGCCAATATCGCCTGCTGAAAGGTTGAGTCTTGGATTTCCTACTTCTGTTCCTAGATCTGAATCCTTGCCTGCGAGAGCAAAGAGAAGATTTTCTAGTGTAGCCTCAGCAAATGTTGTGTTGAGATTAACCTGCATGCCTTGTTTGAACAACTTAGCAACGTCAAGAACCTGATCAACAGCAACTTCACCAAAGTCTGGCTGGAATTGTAGTTCCAAGCCATTCATTGTGTATCCTACGTTACGGAATCCTTCCTCATCGGAAAGAGTTGTTTTGTAAGAAACATCTGCAGTGTATCCTGGAAGAATACCTGCTTCTGGTAGTGGGCCATTCTCATACGTAAAAAGTGCTGCTGCACCTACGATGATTTGTGTACTATCACCACGTGTATATGCCATTTATTTCACCTCTTTATTTTTTATAGAATAAAAGGCGTGTTTCCTCATTGATTATTATACAGCCTGTTTATTGATTTATAATATCTGGCATCTGATGGTAGTCGTAGTCTATGATTATCTTGTTACCCGCATAGGTTCGGGCTGTTCCGAAGTCTACTATATCCCGTGCCTCTTCTAGTTGATATATTTTGAAGTCATGAAAGTAAAACTTACAGGACATTCCATCTAAAGTCTTACCCTTGGTCCAAGCATTAAGTTCTTGGGCACTCTCATCTCCACGATCTAAAAGCCTCATTATGGCCTCTTGAATTTTAATCATTCTTAGACTTGGGCTTAATCCTGTAGCATAAAAATAATACAATAATTGTTCGCACTTTATATGTGGAAATGGCCCTCTACGCATACGAAACATTCTGTCATACACAGCCATTGTGCCGTTTTCTGGAAACTGTGTCTGTAGCGTTTCTAGCGTTGAGGGTCCAGTAGGGAAAAATGGAACAAGGTCTGGAGATATATCAAAAATTTGCCAGTCATCTGGACTTGAATTAGGGCTTTTGCTTGTTGATGTTCTTTTAGCAACATAATATACACCTGAGTGTTCAACTAAATCATTTTTACTATAATTAATAGTACCATACCACAGGCCTCTATTATTTACTTCTTCTGATATCAAAATAGAAAGTTTTTCCTGCAAATATTTATTAATCCATAACACTGGTGTATTTAATACTGATGTTGATTCTGTCATCTTGCAACTCCTGCGTTAACTATCCATTGATACCCTGTCTTAATTCCTACAGACTTTCCACCACTTTTACCTTTAGCCATATTTCTTGCATATACTTTTGGATATTTAAAATAACCAGCAAGACCACTTGCTTGTAAGAAAGATTGTCTAAAATAAAGTCCAAAGAAGTTAGATATTACATTTCTAAATTGTCCTTGCGTTTGTCCTCCAGGATTTTCTACTGTAACTGGATTTCTTGTGTATACTTCTTCTCCATCAACTTCAAATCTTAATACATCTGACCTACTAGGTCTTATAGTAACAGCAACACCATTTTCCATTATTGTTGCTTTATCATAAAATGGAACTCTTGATCCATTTTTAATTGATTGAGATTGTTTTAGAGAAGAATTAAATGCAAGCCCAAAATTATTAACAGTAAAGGTAATATCAAAAAGTCTTGCTTTTGGACTTCCAGTTTTTTCCCATTCATAAATATGATGAAGTAATTGTGGAGAAACTCTAGCATTTGCATCAACAAACTGTGATGCTAACTCTGTTATTTGAGGGCCAAGAGCCATGTATAAAGTCTTTTTACCACGATGAATTCCTTCTAAAAATCCAAAGGAGTATTCCATAATGTTATTCATGTCTTTTCTAAATGCTGTGGAATTAATTCTCATTTTTATCATACATCTACCGCCTGATTATCAGATCTACGGATTATAAGTTTGTAGTATTCTACATCACCAAATGGTCCAGCAAATGGATCCTGTGTCGCTATTTCAAATATAGTAGACTTACCTGCACGTGGGCCAGAGGTTTCTTTGTATATTTCATTACAGTTCTTGTCACGAATATTTGTTATAATTACATTAGTTATTGAGTTGGCAGCCTCTAAACTTGAAATTCTTATATCGGTTTTACAACGACCAAGCAGTATCTTATCTTGTGTAATATTTATATTAGGTATGACTTCTTCTTTAAATGCTGTCCCTGCTGGAGCAAAAGAACATGCTATTGTTCTATCTAATATCCAAGTCTTTTTAACTTCTCCGTAAATACCTTGCTCAACTATTGGATGATATACATCTGCTTGCATAGGAAATGCGAAGTCTGGAAGTTCGCATACTACCATTATAGAACTCCAACGAACTCAATCGGTTTACGATATTTGTCTAATATTTTATCAACTATTAAATTACCAGTTCCTGCAAATACCTGCTTATCAAATTGAATTCTAAACTGATCTGTATTATATGCTCCGATATATCTCTTGTAATAATCTAATTTACCACACTCTATATCGTGTATCAAAAGTTCTGTTGCCCTTACAATATCTTGAGGTACTTTAAAGTATCCAACCTCAAGTGTCATTCTATAATCCCATCCTTTAGGAAAACCTCTTGCTGAGTAATTTAATTCAGCAACATCTGTTGGAGATGCTGGTAAAAGTATTCTTGCTGACTCATCTCTGTTAATAGCATCGCTGTATGTCATAGTTATAGCAGAACCATCTGAAATAATCTCAAAATGAGTAACTGAGTTTTCTTCATCAGAGGCATCATATAGCAATACGTTATTCTCATAAACCTTTATAACTTCTTTTGCATCTGCCCAGATAGGAATATAATCTAATCCCAAACCTGTTGTTTCAATTACTTTCTTTTTATAATAAAATTCTACATCACAAACCGAGTCTATAATTGCTCTTGCTAATTCTTCATCTCGTTTATATTTTTCTATTTCTGTAGCAGTAGTACCATGATCGTTTGGGTTTATGTATGGTCTTACTACGTCTACGTATGTATCTTCTCCATCTACCGTGATTTTATACTGAGTATCATATTTAGATGATAGAGGAATAACTATTTTGCTTGAAGCATTTGATGTGGCCTCACCAGTAGATTCCGAAAGATCCGCCATATCAACAATTGTATATTCATACTCAGTAGAGGCGTCAGAAACATCTAACGTCACTGATAAATTGTATGGCGGAACTCTCAAAATTTGCATTTAGCGACCAAACTCCTTGGCTACTTCTTCTGGTGTAGCAAGTCTGATATGACTACGAGTTAGCCACTTCTCTGCTTGCTCTGGTGTAACAATGTTATATCCACGATATATCTTGCCAACTCCAGGCAAACTTACGTTTTTGGTTGAGTGTACTGCCACTGTCTTTTTTGATTCTTTTGACATTGACATTACAGCCTTTTTCTCTGGACGTGGTGTTTGAGCAACACCAATCACTCCATTTTCAACTGAACCAATACTTTGAACGGTATCTGAACTTGATCTTGAAAAGTCTGATGTTGTAATAGCATCATTAGATTCTACTGCCTCAGTAACTGAAGCCTGAATGTTATTTTCTACCGCAACTTCTTCAACTTTTGTTTCAACAACTACTGGCTCTACGACTGGCTCTACGATTGGTTCTACAACCTCTGGTTGCTGTTCCAATACTGGCATGCTTTCGTTTTCAACATTATTAATATTATTTTCTTCCATTATTTTAACCTCCTATGTTGTCTATTATAACAGATTACTAAAAAAATAAGAGGGGGAGGAGAATTAACCCCTTCCCCCTCTCAAAGGTACTGTTTACAGATTATGCATCTGCTGCAGCGTCTGCCCAAGCAATGGCATCTTCTTCTTCCCATTGAATACCGAAGCGAACGAATACAGTGTATTCAATTGTATCCTTCTTCGCTACATATTCACGGTTTACGACGATGTCACGCTGGAAGCCCCATACACGGTTCTGTGGGAATGTCAAATCGACATATCCTTCAGGGTAGTAAGGAACCTCTTGTACATCAATTCCGAGAACACGAGTTGTACGTGCTCCACCGAATGTCTGGCCTTGTCCATCAAGGTAAGCCTGTGTGTTAGCATAGGTATTACCGTTCTTTCCAAGTGCTTCAGCAATTGCATCAGACAATGTACCGTTATTCTTAACGATACCTGCGAATGCATCTGTACCTGCATAGAACTTAAGATTATTCTTAAGTGCACGGTACTTACGTGGCATTGCTAGGATGATCTCCTGCATCTTCTCTGGAGTCCATGCATTGTCAGCAACTGTTATGGCTGCTTCATGTGAATCTCCATTATCCTGATGCTTCTTGATGAAGCCAGGCATGATTGAAAGGAATGGCGCTGTTGTGCCATCTCCATTAACTGCAAGATCCTCAATATCGTTTGCGAATGCATTGGTCATCAATCTAACAAGATGATCTTCCAAAGCACCTCCCTCGACATTGTCTTCTAGTGCTTCAGCAGAAACTTCCCAATCCAAACGGATTTTCTTTGTGGTAAGTTCTACTTTTGAGAATGTAGCGCCAGTGTTTGTGAAATTTCCAACTGCTTGAGCAGCAGCACGGATTACACGCTCTCCAACGTTAATTTTCTCCAATTCCATGGTGTTTGCTCTCATGGTCACACGACGACCATCTTGAGCCAGTACGGTTGCATCCCAAACATAGTCAATAAAACGACGTGCTTGTTCTGGGCGCAAAATTCCGCTTGCTGCATCACCCGAAGGATTTACGGCATTAGGACCAGTGGTAACACCAAAGTTAGCGTTAGGAATGTTTCCAAGTGTATCTGCACCTGGATCTGTTACACCTCCAACACCACCTGAAGCGAATGCACCTTGACCTTGATAAA